TGATCGCCAGGCGTTTCTTGCCGCGGTAGTTCACTTCTTCGACGGCTTCGGGCAGCACCTTCTTGACGTCTTGGGCGAGGAATCCGACATGCTTGGCTCCGGGCTCCCCGCTCCCTGCTCCCTGCTCCTTGTATTTGAACTCGTAGGCCGTGAGCCCGAGCACCTTACCGGCCGAGCCGAGAGGTTTGATGTCCTTCTTCATGCGCTTGTCCGAGAAGATTGACGAACCGATGTTGCCGATCATGTTCATCATCCCGGCCTGGCGCATCGCGCCCGCCTGCATGTTCGCGCCTTGCACCGCCGCGTTGTTGTTCTGCCAGGAGTTAAACATCCCGGCCTGCATATTCCGGTTGAAGGATTCGACGTTGCCCGCTTGGTTCACGGCATTGTTGAACGTGTTGCCGATCAGCTGCGTGCCTTGTCCCATGGTCGCTTGGCCCAGGCCGAAGGCCGGGTTGAGTCCGCGGGCGAAGGGATCGAGGGCGCCGTAGCCTTCGGCCAGGGTGATCCGGCGGCCGCGGCGGGCCAGGTCGAGCTGGTTGGCGCCGAGGGCGAATTGACGCCGCTGGTCGAGACGCTGCTGCGACATGGCATCTCGGTTGAGAATCTCCGCGGCCGACGATCCGGCGCTGGTGCCGAGACCGCGGGCGGCGAAGGCGCCGCGGGCGGATTGCTGCGCCGCACGTTCCTGCTCCGGCGAGAGAGAACGTCCGAGCATCAGCTCCTCTTGAGCCTGACGCTGGATCTCCGCCTCGATGGCGCTGGGGGCGCTGGCCGCTTGCAGCTCCTGGTCCATCACGCCACGCGTTCGGGCGAGGTATTCATTGTCCAACTCCCCGGCCACCTGACGGGCCGTGCCGAGTTGCATGGCCGTCATCTTGGGATACAGACGCTGGAGCGAACGCTCCTGCTCCTGCATCTGTTGAATGGCCGACCGCGTCGCCGCGGCATACATCCGGTCGTAGTCGATTGGTGCCGGCGCCGGGGGCTGCGCGACATTGTAAGTCGTGCCTCCTCCGCCACCGCCGAAAAGTCCTCCACCTCCCATATTATTGTCCTCCTACTTTCTTCATTAGTTTCTCCCAGGAATATACCCGAGGTTCAAAGCTCCCCCGCCGGCACCATGCCGCGAATTGCTGCGGGCGTGTCGCCACGCGCATAAACTCCCTAACAGGGTTTGCATGGCCAACAGCAGCAGCCAAGCGAACGAACCAGCAGTTAGGCTCGCCGCTTTCAAATTGCTGCTCCTCCGCGTTCCATCGCACCTCCGAGGCCAGCAGAAAAACTTCCGGCGTGGCGTGAACTAATCCATGCGAAAGGTGCCACCCAAGCAGCTCCTCGAATGTTGCTGTTGAGTCGTTCTCCTCCTGCCATTGTTTTGCCTTTTGCCATGGCGTCATGCCTTGATTTCTGTTAGCTTCATCCAGCTAATCAGCGTCCCGCCGAACAAATCGCCTCCGACGCCAGATCCGTTGACATAAAAGCCGCTGCCGCCGGACACATAGCCTCCTCGCAATCTGTAGGTTGTTGAGGATGTCGTTGAAGGCGAGTCGTAGAATGCAACATGGCACTGACCGCCGTATGATGACGGGAAAGAGTGGAATGCCGTGGCAATAGCATTGGCCGACGATCCGCGAAACAACGCAAAAATGATCGTTCCGGCATTGGCCTGTGTTCCGGTAATCGTAGCCTCTACCAAGACTTTGTTTGTCGCTGAAGACGGTGCGATTGAGGCCGTTAAAATTTCTTCGCCTTCGCTGCTTTGGGGAATTGTGTTGTCGTAGGGAACCAAGTTTGCCAACGACTGCACGGTTGATTTGCTGGAAACCACTGTTTGCAGCGACATGCCGTTTTGCATCTTTGCCGCAACCACCGCGCCGTCCGCAATCCGCGCAATCGGCAACGTGCCGGTCGTGAGTTTGGCCGCGTCGATGCCGCTGGCGAGCTTGACGTTGGTGACTTCACCGTCAATAAGCGTAGCCGTCACGGCCGGAGCGGCCGCCAGATTCATCTTCGCCGGGGTCACAATCTCCCCGCTGCTCCAAGTATATCCCGGTGTTACTGTAACTGTTGCCATATTATGCCGCCCCCTTGATGAGTCCGAGGTTGACCAGCGCCGTGCGAATTTCGTTCAGCAGCGTGTGCAGCTCGGTGAAGTTGTTGTTGATGTCGGCGTCTGCGCCAGAGCCGCTAACCGCTGACAGCGTGCCATCCGCCGTGCCGCCGGTGCTGTTGGTTAGTGCCGCCTGGTCGGCGCCGGCGGGTTGGACGACGGGCGTGGCGTTGTAGAACGCCAGCTTTTGCCCGACCGCCGTGCCGATCTTGGTTCCGGTGCCTGTCGCCAGAATTACGTTAAATGTGTCGTTGATGGTAAGGTTGCCGCCCAGCGTCGTTGCGCCCGCGCCCAGTGTGCCAGTCGTCACGACGTTCTGGCTGCCGAAGTTCGGCGTCACTTTGGTTCCAGCAATAGCCGCCGAAGCATTCACGTCGGCGTTGACGATGGTGCCGTCCACGATGTTTGCCGACGCCACGGTGATCGCCGTGGGCAAGGCGCCGGTCGCCAGCTTACTCAGGGCGATGGCCGCCGAGGCGGACACATCAGCGTCCACGATGTTGGCGATGGTTGCGTTATCGACAAGGTTGTTGAGCTTGTCGGCCGTCACGGTTTCCCCGCCGGCGAAGGTCTGTCCTTTTGTGAGTTGAGCCATAATGATTAAGCGACGTTTCTGGTCTCAGTCTGCGGCGAACCTTCAACGGTCGCTTCGATGGAGACATTGCGGATTTCCGGCCGATTGGCCGTGGTTAGAAATTCCAGCTCGCAGTAATGCGCTTTTTGGCGGATCGGCTGCTTGAGCGTGTAGTCTTCGGCGAGGCCCGACGTGTTCGTCTGGCCCGGCACCAGCGTGATTTCTTTGTCGGGGTTGACCATCTGCGCCTTGATCGTGATGGAGCCGGTGTCCGGCAGCACCACGTCGGCCAAGCTGCGGACGTAGCGTTTGGTGTGCATGCTGCCAAAGCCATAGCGCCGCGTGCGAATGCGCCCCGGCACCACATCGAAGTAATCCTCGCTCACCGTGCTATCGGCCGGATCGTCGCCCCGTTCGATGTCTTCGAGCAGGAACAGCTTGCCCGCCCGGCTCGCCGCGTAGACACGACGGTCGCCGGTGTGGCGGGACACCAGCAGGTTGTCCACGCCGAAGCCGTAGTAGTCGATGGTCTCCCACTGTTGGTTGAGCGCCGAGTAGATGAAGAGGGCGTTGTTGTTGTCCGCCCCATCGACCGGCGCCGCCAGCCAATAGCGATTGTCGTGCCAGAGGCCCACGGCATTCTCGGCCACGGCCTTGGGAATGCGGGCAATCTGGTCGCTGATCGGGTCCGACAACGGCAGCGTGTCGCCGCGCAATTTGAGGTCGAGCCTCGCATCCAGCCGGTAGATACCCGCGTCTGAGAGGAAATAAACATACTGCCCTGCCGTCTGGATGGTCCGCCGCGCTGCGCAGCCGATCTCATCGGTGAGGAGTTCAAGTTTGCTGATCGGCGTGTCCACCGAGAAGGCGCTGCCGTCTGTGCTGGCAAACTGATTGACCTGCGCCAGCCAGATCGAGTTGCGCATGAAGACCAAGAACGATCCCTCCACCCACGGATGCACCGCCACGATGTAGTCATTGCTTCCTTGGTTTGCCCGGAAGCTGGCCCAGAACGGATCGTATAAATCTGGGCTTAAAATATCGGAGAGCATCACCTGGTCGCGGCCGTCCGGCAGCACCAGCCGGTTGTTGGCATAGGTCGCCCAAGGCACCGAGCGCATGCGGCGGAAGGTTGGCCCTTCGGCCGGAATCCCCGCTGGCGCTTTGATGAATGACCCCTGCGGGTTGCCGTCCCAATACAGCGGAGCCTTGACCCGACGCACCGTGCGTCCGGTCAGCGTGGCATCCGACGCCGTGCCGCTCGGCACCGTCAGGGTAAAGGTGTTGGCGGTCGGCGTCGTGACGATGTCGTATTCTTGGCCATCGAAGGCCGCCACGCTCGATCCCTCCAGTCGCACCCGCTGTCCGGACAGGTAGCCATGCGCCGTCACATTCACGGTCGCCGTCGTGCCCACCACCGAGATTCCACCGCTGGTCAGCGACTTCTCACGGAACGCCTCCACGCTCAGGCTGGCCTCGCGCAGCAGATAAAGCCGGTCAAACGCCTGCACCATGCTGACCTTGTCGGTCGGGTCGATGGTTTCGTCCGAGGGATAGCCAATGCTCGCCGCGTAGCTGATCGCTTGGACCACGTTGCCGTCTTGGTCGAGGATCGGGTTGCCTGCCTGATCGGTCAGCGCCGTGAGGAAAGGATCTTGGTAGACATAAGCCTCCGCGGCGCCCGCCAACACGATCACCTCCTCATTGTCCCAACCCGGCGAGCGGTAGACATAGCTCGTAAAAATCCCCCCCTCGTAGCTGGCCAGCAGCAGCAGGCCACCGGGGTTGATCGTCAGCGTGAAATCCAAATCCACCGGCAGCGTCGGCTCAAAGTTGAACGGCAACGTCAGCGGAAACGAGGATGGCAGGATGTCGTCCGCCAACCGCCGCGCACCCTTCCGCGTCTTGGCCGTGCCGCGGTCGAGGCGCATGTTCTCCGAGAGCTGCAACATGCCCGCTGGCAAAGCCACCGGATTCAGCCGGCTGGCAAAGCCGACGAACCCTGCGTCTCCGTCGCGGACTGTTGGACTTTCGAGTGGCATTAGGCGGATTCTCCAAGCCACGCCAGCCAAGCAGCGTGCTCTTCTTCGATTATGGCAGCGTAATCCGGCTGCGTTCCACTCGCCTCATATTTGGCGCGGTCATACGACACGGTGCGCGTTGCGCCGTTATGAGAAAAGCTGGAGACAACGTGTGTTTCAGTTGTTTGGGTGCTGTCGATCATGTTGCGTAGTATGGAATTTTGCGGCTGGTTCCGTTGAGGCTGACCACCAAAAAGCCCACTGGATTGGCCGGTAAAGTTTGCGCCCCAGCCGTTGCTGCTGTGGCAGTGGTTGCATTGGCCAGCGTCAAGTCGCCGTCAACATGCAGCTTGCTCGTTGGGTTCACACCGATGCCGACGTTGCCGTTAGACTTGACGCGCAGGCGTTCTATATCGGCGGTAACACCTCCTCCGCTGCACAAAGTTACAGCAAGAGCGCCAGAACTGCCTTCGGCAACAAACTTTACGGAGGAGCTTATAGTGTTTGGGGTGCTTGCGTCGTTTTGCCTGCACGCAACTGAAGCGGCTATTTCTCCGTCAGAAAGCGACGTATCAGCATTGTGCAGCACAAATGCCCTTGTGGTGGTTGCATTGTTAATGCGTGTCACCCATTCCCCAGCAACTTCGTCGTGGTATTGTATATAGCGCGTGTCGGTATTTGTGACATTGCCCACCATTCTTGTGTTAGTGCATGAGGTAAATGTAATGGGCGTTGTGCTTGCGCTCATAATTGTATTGCCAGCTACCATCACATCAGCAGAGTCTCGAATATCCACACTTGCGCCGGTGTGGCCTTCAGCGATTACGCAGTTGTTTTGAAATGTGATGCCGGTTCCATAGCTTCTGACCGACATAAGGCTTGCTGAAACCGTTGCGCCAATGCCAGATATTGTGTTACCGACAACTTTGATGTTATTGCCGATTTGGGGGCTGTCTAAAAATACCGCAATCTGCGCGTGATACAGACACCGATCAAAAGTGTTTCCACTAAATAGAAGATTAGATCCTGATGTTGCATCAATAACTCGCTGAAGCGTGGGCAAGGACGATGGCAGGTTGTTCGTAAAGTAGTTATTTGCAACTGTAACACCGTTGGCTGCAATTTTTACCGCCCTTCGGTTCCACGATTTGACTACGTTGTTGGCAATGACGCACGGAAGAGTCAGCGGCGATGCGCTTGTTCCGCCAGCAACAACGATTGCGTCGCCCTCCTCGCCTTCAACAGTGTCGATGCTGTTGCCAGTAATAAATACGGTGCTGTTGCAATTCTGATTCGTCTGCACAAGCACTGCCCGCTGCATGCCGGTGCCATTGCCGCCAACTCCATCCCCAACGCCCTGCAAATTGCAAATGATATTATTAGAGACAAGCGCCGTCGTGTCTCGACCGTCGAAATTCAGATGAACGCCAACGCCCTGCCATGTCGTCTTGCCGTCCAGATTGGATATTCTACATCCGGTGATAACGGGATTGTCGGCGGTTACGTAGATGGCCGTTCCGATGTTGAGTTTACCGTCGAAATGCAACGAGACGGTCGTGTTGTTTCCGGTAATGCCCAGCGCCCGCTTGACTTGGCTCGTCGCGGTTATGATTCCTTCGCCATAGATTCGGCGGTTGGCCACGCTGCTTGTGATGGCCGGATCGCCTGTCACGCCATCGTTTGCAATGCGATACGAGCCGGTGGGAAAGTAGATGGAGGTTGCTGTAGAATTTAACGCTGCTTGAATCGCCGCCGTGTCATCCGCCACACCATCGCCAACCGCACCGAAGTCCTTTACGTTGACCGTGCCGTTGATGGCGTTCAGCCCCTTTGCCAACTCGGCGCCGGTGGCGCGCTTGGTGATGCCGCCTTGCTGGATAATGAATTCGTCGGCGGCGTTGACGGTGGTGGCGTCGGTTAGTTGAGGGATGGTTTTGGCCATAGGATTAAGAGGTGACGAGTTAGGAGATGTCCTTTCGCGGATGGGTCAGGACGTAGCTGACGGTTTTTGCGTTGTTGCGGCGCATTTCGCTGGTGACCAGGGCGTAGAAGCTGTCGTATTGGCTACCGCGCAAGCCGTAGCGTCCGGGGAGCGTTTGACACCCTTCGGAAGATGTAGACCGCGGGAACGTGGTGACGCCGCCTCCGGCGGCATGGATGTTTATTCCGAACCATCCGGTTTCTTCGTCGTTGCCGCGCAGGACGGTGACGGGTCCGGCTTGCACCAGAGCGGGATACGGATTGCCACGACTGATGCCGTGGCGTCCGAGTTTGTAGCGGTAGACGCCGGGCTTGAGCTGGGCCATGGGCTTGCCTGCCTTGGCGTTCCATCCGAGACGCGATGGGTCCACGTTTGCGTTGAAGGCCGCATGGACGTTTGGCGAGATCAAGATGATCGCGTCATCAAAAAGTCCGGTATCGTTCTTCCCTTTCGCCCCCATCGAGTCCCGGTAGTAACCCCTGATGCCGACCAAGCACACCGGATCGCTGACGTTGGCCGCTTTGAGCTGGGCCAGCGTCTGATCGCGTTTCTGCTGTGGTCGGTTTTTCGGGATCACTTGGTCGGAGGCTTTACCGTTTTGGCGTCGAAGGTGACGGTGGCCTGTTGCTTAATGAAGTCGTAGCCGAGCGTGACGCAGCCGGTGGCGAGCAGGGCGAAGGCGGCCAAGAGGATGGCCGCCGCGATCCATTTGATTGCCATGGTGCGCATGTCGTCGGAGTTCAGAGTCGGGCGGTGCCGTCTTTGGCGACAATTAAGCCCCATCCGGCGAGTAGGCTTGCGCCGACGAGGCCGAGGTCGGGGATGGTGCCGTTGGCCAAGAACTCGCGGCCAGCGGTCGAGAGTGAGGCGATGATTGTGAGAACCCCTAAGAGGCTCGTTTTCCAGTTACGCATGGTTTTGTTTCTCCTTATGATTTCCGGCGGTAGTCCCGGATGACTGAAAGTAGAGTGACGACGCCGATGGCCAGGCCGATGCCCAGGCCGGCGACGCGCAGGTAGACTTCGAGGGTCTGCATGAAGGACACGGCGACGGTGCCGGTGGTGGCGACTGTGCCGAGCAGTCCCCTCTCCAATGTGCTAAGTGTGGAATGCTCGGCGCTCATGGCTATTTGCGGTAAGCAATCACGCTGCCGGCGTGGAGTTTGATGGCGGTGAAGATGCCGTCGATCGTGGTGCCGGACGGGATGGCGGTGGCGCTGCCACTGGTCAGGTTGGCGATGCCGGTGCTGTTGCCGGTGAGGACTTCGAATTTGGTGGCGTTGTCCAGGCTGTCGATGCTGACGAATTCGCCGGTCACTTGGGTCGTGTTGGCGATGAGGACGCTGCCGTTCTGGCGGTTGGTTGTTCTTACGTTTGCGTTCATAGATTGATTAGGGATGAGACTTGAGTTTGAGACTTGAGTGAGAGGCAGTTGATCGGTGGTTAAGCGGCAAGATGCCGCTTCTACTTTTCTACTCAGGTTTCACGTTTCAGGTTTCAGCTTTCCTTTCTGTTAGTAATGTCCGATCCGGGCGGACCAGGCTTGGGGTTGGTTTTGTTGGAAGTAAAATTTGTCGCGCTCGGTCACTAGTTCGTTCATGGCTTTTTCTTCCATGAGGGTTGATTTCGTGAGCTGGCCGTCTTCTTCGAGAAGCGAGGCCGTGAGGTAGTAGCCGACGGCTTTGCTTAGGACCGCCGGGACGGTCGCGGTGAGGTTGCTCGTGGTGTAGGTGTCGGGGCGGAGGCGGTATCTCACCCAGGCGGTGGTGGGGATGTCGGTGTCGTCCGGGAAGCGGATGCTGTCGCCGAGGAGGCTGTATTGGAGTTCGCGGGGTGAGGCGGTTTTGTTCGGGTTGTCCCGAGTGATGGCAAAGACTTCGCCCATCGGGGTCTCGCCGCCGCCTTGGTCGTAGTCGATTCTGAAGCCGTTCGTTTCGTCGCCCTGGATGGTGCGCTCCTCGATGCGGCAAAGCTCGGGCCAATCCGCCCAGGTCCAGCATTGCTCGATGGCGTCGTTCGCCGCGGCGACGAGCATGGTCTGCGCACCGGAGGGAATATTTGCCAACGCAGAGGCGTCGTTGCCGACTCTCTGCCAGGCGCGTAACAAAATGCTTTGTAGGGTGACAGTTCTCACGGGGACACTAAGGCACTAAGGGGCTGCAACGGGTTCGGGGAGCGGGGTGATGGTGACGGTGTCGCCGGACCAGACCCATTCGCGGGTGCGGGTTTCGGGGGCGCGGACGCTGCTGCCGCCGGCGGCGAGGATCTGGTTGATGCCGGTGGCGCTGCTGACGTAGAGGGTGAGGAGTTGTTCGCTTTGCTGTTCACCGAGGCGTTCGAGGACGGACTTGAGCGTGGCGTCGTCGAGGCCGAAGATTTTGGCGTGCAGGGTGGAGAGGCTTTGCGCGTAGAGTTCGCCGTAGTAGCGGCTGGCGGCGGCGGCGCGGTCGATGTCGCTGATGGCGCGTTCGGCGGGGGTGACGGGGATGAGTTGCGCGTGGGCGCTGGCGGTGGCGAGGAGGAGGATGAGGAGATGTTTCATTAGTTTAGTTTTTCGGCGTGAAGCCATGAATTTGTTCCGAGAGAGACGGGTTGGTTGGTGTTCTGACCCGGCCACCAACGGAAATAGAGCGTGGCGGCGTTGGTGCCGGTTTGTAAGACCATGCTTCCGCCGACAATGCGGTCCATGTTGGTGCGAAACTCCAAGGTTTGCCCGCCGCCATCACCGCGAACGGCGGTGCTTTGCCCTGAGCTGGTTTCCCAGCCAACTGCGCGAAGACCGTCGCGGAACTGGTATGTTCCGTTGCGCTGGAGGTTGGTAATAAATGTCGCTGTCGCCGCCAGCGTGTAGCCCCAGCTAAGCGTGTTGGTCGCCACTTGAATGTTAAGGTTCCACGTCACGCGATAAGTGGTGTTTGCCGCAAGCGAAAGGCTGGCGTTGGTGTCGTCGTTGACCGCAAAGTTCCAGTCGTTGTTGGTCCAGTTTGATCGGGACGTTGCGCTCATGATGCGCGAAAACTGCGTGCGGCTTTCCACGAACGATGATCCGCCCGCGCCGTCTGCGGTGAGCAAGGCGCCATTCGCAGCGGCGGCGCTGGGCGGGTTGCCTGCGGTGAGGGCGCCGTTGGTGCCGATGATGGCGGTGCGGGAGTTGGCGTTGGTGAGCGGGGTGAAGCGGAGGTTGTTGCTCCAGACGAGCGTGTTGGTGCGGCGGGTGACGATGTTGCCGTTCGTGTCGGTGACGAGGCCGATGTTTTGCGCCATGGCCGAGCTGGCCATGAGGGCGGCGAGGACGATGGCGGAGAGGGCAAAGGCTACCGAGCGGACGACGCTGTCGGTGCCGGTGACTTTGAAGGTGAGCGTTTCGTTGTCGGTGATTTCTACTTGCATGCTGCGGGTTGGGGCGCCGTCGTCGTAGATGACGAATGCGGCGTCTGACATGACATCGTGGAAGCTGGTGTCGGTGAGCTGGTAGTCGTTGTCGCGGGAAGCGCCGACGATGGCCTTGCGCACATACACGCCAGCCTGTTTGTAAGAGCTGAAGGGCCAGGTGCCGGAATTGGAGCGGACGAGCCAGCGGCTATCGAGGGCCGCCGTGCCGTCGAGCGGGAGGTCGGCATAGGTTGCCACTTCGCCTGCGAAGAAGGCAGAGCCGCCTCCGCCTCCAGACCCCTTGAGGTCGAAGTTGCCGGTAAACGGATTGAAGGCGAAGCCCATTACAAATTAGAAATTGGAGATTTAAGAGCGGACGACGGTGGCGATGCGGGCGTCGTCCGAGGACGGCGTGCCGCCGACATAGGTGAACGTCAACGTGGCGACGGTGTTGGTTCCCTCTTTGTAGACGACGCTGGAAAGGTTGTTCGTGGTCGAGACGTAGCTCAGCTCAACGGTCGTATGCTGCGGGATGTTCAGTCCGGGAATGTTTCTGACTTGGACGTTGGGGTTCACAGGAGAGTTGAGAGTTGAGGGATGAGAGTTGAGGGATTAGGCGGCGGCGGGGGCCGTGGCGCCGCGGGCGGCGAAGGCTCCGCCCATGGATTGCGGCTGGGACGCGAGCGCGGGGACGGCGCCGGTTCTCCCGATCTGGGCGTTTTGGATTTGGGTCATTTGGAAGTTCAGGGCTTGGGCTCGGGCGTCGACCATCCCTTTGTAGATTTCGTCGCCGGCGTAGCGTTGCTGGAGCTGGGGGTTGGCCTGGATCGCGCTTTGGAGGACTTGCAATCTCAGCTGGGGGTTGACGCCTTGTTCGGGTAATGGGGGCTCGATGCCGGCGCTGATCTTCGTTAGGGCGAGTTGTTCGTCTTCGGCTTCTTGGGCGGTGGCGACGTCTTGGCTGCGGACGATCATGGACGCCAGGCTGGGGTCTACGGCCCCGACGATGAAGTTGACTAACCCGGCGCGATCAATAACGCCGGCGACGTCGAGGGGGACGGCGACTTTGGCGATATACTCGAGCTTTTTGCCGAGGACTTCGGCGTCCAAATCGCGGACGTCGAATTCGGCGACTAGGTCGTAGCGGCCTTGGATCTGCTCGCGGCTGACTTGGAACGGGGCGGGCATGGCGCCGGCGACTCGGGCGATCTCGGTGTCGCTGACGTATTGCTGCATCAGGGCGAAGGCTTGGGCGATGACGGCTTTGCTACTGCGGAGCCAGCGGTCGACCATGGTTTGCTGGGTCAACATGGTGAGCGGCTGCGGGACGCTGGCGCTGAAGCGGCCGAAATATTCGTCGACGTCGCGGCGGGTGGCGGCTTCGATCTCGATGGTGCCGCTGTCGAATCGCGGGGGGTCCATCCATCCGAATTCGTTGGGGCGTCTTTCCGGGATCTGGGCGCCGGGGCCGAAGATGAGGTTTAGTTTGCCGCGGTTCGCGGGGACGCGCACGGGGGGGAGGACGGCGACGGCGGCGCGGTCGCTGCGGAAGTCGCGCTGGGTCTTGATCTCATACTGCTGGCTCTCGAGGAGCTCGGGGACGCCGCGGGATTCGAGGAGGTTGCGGGAGATGCGTTCGCGGGCGAATTCGACGAAGGGGTAGTCGCCGTGGCTATACGGGAGGAGTTCGCTGACGGCGACTTCGTCGGCGACGGATTCGTGCAGGACGGTGTAGTGGACGCGGGTGGTTTGGTCCTTGTTGAATTGCTTCTGGTAGTAGTGCCAGAGCTCGATCATCTCGCGCTCGGTTTCGAGGTTGATGATTTCTTGCCGGTAGTAATTCCTGATCGGGCGGCGGTAGGCGCCTTTGTGGCGGAGGGCTTGTTCGACGAAGTCTTCGCTATACCCGTCGGTGACGATGCGTTCGCGCAGTTCGGTCTCGGTGACCATTTCGCGCCAGGTGACGTAGCGTGCGCGTTGGAGGTCGGAGGTTTGAGGGGGAAAGTAGATGTCTTCCCAGGGCTCGAGGGCGACGAATTCGGGGCGGTTCTCGAAGAGGTAGGGATTTTCGTAGGTGCAGGCGCCGGTATTGCGGAGGTCGCGGACGCAGCTGAGCTTGCCGGCCGCCGGGCCGATGAGGTCGGCGAGCATTTGCTTGGCGTCTTCTTCCTGGAGCGGGTCCATGATGCTCTCGAGGAGGATCTGGATCATGGGGTCGCCGGTCTCGGCGAGCATGGCGGCGAGCTGGTCGAGGGTGATGGTCTTGGATTCGGTGCGGGTGGTGCGGCGCCAGAATACCCCCATCACGGCGAGGCCGTATTGTTCCTGCATTTGCGCGAGGAGTTCGACTTCGCGGCGTAAATCATCGGCGCAGTGTTGGAAGAGCATCCATTTCAACGCGGTCTCGGCGCTGACTTTGGCCGCGTAGTCGCTGGACTCGATGGGTTGAAGTTGGATTTTGCTGCGGAAGAAGGCGTTCGTTAAGAGGGCGACGTTCTCGTTGCAGATTTGGTCGGCGAGGCGGACGCGGGCGTCGCTGGCGCCTTCCCAGGGGAAGGCTTGCTTGGCCAGGGCGGAGGAATGTTTGCGTCCGTCGGGGGATTGGCCGGACCAGATGGCGTGGCGGACTTCGTAGTTGCGTTGCTTTTTGTCGAGGTAGCCGCCGACGTCGGACTCGGCCTCCTGGATGTTGAGGAGGAAGCCGCGGATGTCTTCCGCGGAGGGCTTACCTAATGTCGCCTCATAATTGTAGCCGGAGGAGTCCATCAGAGGGCGGAGACCGGAGACCTGAGACCTGAGTCAGACTCGGAATCGGAGATTGGAGATTGGAGATTTGAGATGTCAGACGGGCAGATGCCGGTGTTTTCGCTGGGGTTGAAATCCATGCCGGCGAAGCTGACTTGCGTCTTGGCGCTGGTGGATTCGACGCGGCACTCGGGGTTGTCGCGGAGGAGGGACTTGAGCCAGTCTTTGTCTCTGGTGATGCCGGGGTTGCGGCGTTCCCAGTCGATGAAGGCGAAGGCGTCTATTGAGGCCACGTGCTGGCCTACTCCTTCGATGTGGGCGTGCTCGAGGCGGGCGTTGGCCTCGGCGATGCGTAGCTGCCGGGCCCGGGCGTTGACGGCTTGGGCGTAGAAGCCGCGCTGTAACTCCTCTTTGACGAGGGAGCCGAGTTCGGTATCTAGATCAAGCATGGGAGGAGTTGAGGGTTGAGGGATGAGAGTTGAGTGAGACGGAAACGGCCGACGCCGGGGACGGCGCCGCTACAAATTGGAGATGAAGAAACACGCTTTTGCTCCCCTGGGAATTTTCCCTGAATCCCACCATGAGTTGTTGCCGAGTTGGCGACATGAACCCAGGGGAGCAAAGTGCGTGCTACCTCATTAGCTGAGGCTGTCGAGCTGGGCGACTTCGAGGAAGATGTGGATCTCCCCTTTGTCGAGCTCGAGCAGGTCGTAGCTCGCCATGGAGGCGAACTTGGCGACAACCGCGGTCGCGGCAACGTAGGCGTGAGGCGTGGTCGAGGCGTGGGCCTTGGCCAGAATCTCAGTGCCGTTCACGTTGATCTGCTGCGACGTGATGAAGCGGTCGTCGTCGGTGGCGTCGCCAACGATGACGGTGTTGCTGTTGTAGGCCGAGGTGCCGACCAGCTCGAAGGGAACCTTCAAGTAGGTGGCGGCACTTTTCACGACGCTGTTGGCCGGCAGGGTGATCAAGGTGATGTCCTGCGCGGTGTTGTCAGCCGAGGTCGTCAGATCGGTGTGGTCGATGACGAAACGGTAGTTGAATCCACGAGGACTCTCGTGGAGTGAGCGGAATGCGTTGGTTGTCATAATAGTGATTTCCTTCGATTAATCCGCGGTGCTGGCGATCTTGCCGTGAACCAAGGGGTTATCAACTTGGAGCGCAGCGATCGTGTCCACGATGCCACGGGGGCCTCCACCGGCGTCGTCCAAGGGCATGTAGCGCGGACGGCGGTTGTAGCGGATGCTGACGCCGTCCATGTCGAGCAGGTAGCCGCGGCGCAGCTGGGAAGCTGTGACTTGGTCTTTAGCCAGAAATAGGGACGGTGTGAGGGCCAAGTCGCCGAAGTCGCCAGAAAACAGATCGACCTTTGCCGTGTAGCTGAGGTCGGCGGAATCCTGGTTGAAGAGGCGGACGGTGGCACCGGTGTTGGTGCTGCCGAACTGGACCTGTTGGAAGCCGGTGAAGCGGCGTTTCAGCGTGGGTCCGCACAAGAGCGTGTAGCTCTTGTTCTTGCCGCACTGTTCGTAGAGCGACTGGAGCAGCGCCTGGATGGTGCCATCCGTGATGCTGTTGGTCGCGGTCGTGGTGATGGAGGCAGCGGGTGTGCGGTAGGCAGCGGGAACGGCCGTGGCCGAATCACTCTGCGCACTGTTGCTGATCCAGGAACCGAGGCCACGGGTGCGATACGGCGTGGTGCCGGATTGCTCGGTGGAGTCTTGGTCGGAGCAGAACACGGACTCGAGGTCGCGTGCGAGTTCCTGCAAGGAGCGGGTCACGCTACGAGCCATCTCGCGCTTGCGTCCGATGCCTGCGACATCACTGACGCTTTCCGCGAGATCATCGACTTTCGGAAGTCTCCAGAGCTTTTGGATGCGGCCGTAGAGGCGGGCGCGGTTGGCAGCTTGGTTGGAGAACGTGGTTGCGTCCTGGTTGGAGAGCACGCCGGTGAGGACGGGCTCGTTCATTGCGTCGACGAGCCAGCTGAAAAGCGGGTTGGTCGGGTCTTTGGATTTTTTGGCCATGGAGAGCAGCGGTGTGCTCTTTTGGTCCGCAACCGCGATGAGGTCCGCGAGATCCTCGCGTGCGCCCACCTGGTTGGTAATGAGAAGTTCAGCCATTGTAGTTGGTTTTCTAAATGTTGGTTTGGAATCTTGGTTGGAAGTGCATCACACGATGCTTTCCATGAATGCTTCGAGGGCGTTGCGATCGCCTCGGGCCTTGAGCGCGGTGTCGGCCTTTTGCCGCAGGGCCGCGCTCGATGATGCAGATACTTTGGGACTGGCGCTCGGAGTCGGGGTTTTCGGCACCTTGTCGGTGGCCGCCGCTTTCGTCGCCGGTGCTTTCTTGGTCTTGTCGGCGGATGCTCGCTTTTGCATCTGCTCGACACGTGCCATGCGCAGTTGTTGTCCCGCAAACGCGTCGCCTACGATGAGTTCCCAATTCGGGAAGCTGACGATGGTCGGATATTGCTTGAGCGTGGCCTGGAGGAATTGATGGGCGCTGGTCCCGTTCTGGAAGAATTCGGGATAGAACGCTTTGGCTTCCGGGAGCGTTTGCTCGCGGACGCGGATGTATTCCTGCTGGCGTGGGCCGGCTTTGACCAGGGCTCGGGCGTTGGCGCGGATTTGTTTGACGGCTTCGGAGTCGTAATACTTCTCCTCGCCGGCAACCGTTACCGTGCCGCCGTCGCGGTGGTCGTCGGTCCAATCAAGGACCGCTTGGGCCTTTGCAATCTCCGCCTCGAGGGCGGCTGCGTCTGTGAAAGAACTGAGCGGATTGGCGGGGTCCTGGATGATGACCGGTGGCTTGGCGTCGGCGGCGGCTTTCGCGGCCTCGAGCTGGGCCTTGAGATCGTCGAGCTGCTCGAGGGCTTCGCGCTTTTGGGCGGTGAGCTTGTCGATGCGTTGCTGAACCTTGGTCGGAGCTTCGGGCTCTTCGGCCTTGGCTTCCTCGTCGGTCCCCTCGCCTTCCTCGTCGGATGGCTCGGCGTCGGTCTCGTCGGTTTTTTCTTCGGTGTCCCCGGCGTCTTCGGCGGCTGGCTCGGAGTCTGGCTCTTCGTCGGCGGCGTCGGTTCCGCTGGTTTCTGCGTCTGGCTCGGGCGTTGCGTTGGTCGGCTTGGCGAACTGGACGCCGAGATGTTCGGCGATGTCTGCGAAGTCGATGTCGGTGACGTCCGGACCGTTATTTTGCACCTTGTCGGTGGTGTCTGTTGCCATGGTTATTGGGTCCAAGTCCCGGCAGCATTGATTGCGTGCGCCGTAGATGACGCGCCGCTTGCGTGGCCAATGCAGAATGCCGTTCGCATGCAGGGGGAATTACGGCGTGCGCGGGGAGATTGCAAAGGGGTGCAGTCACAAAGCACCGCAATGCACTGCAAAGCACTGCAAATTGTGCCGCGAAGCGGCACAGTTGGCAGTTGGCAGTTGGCAGTTGGCAGCAAAGGGCGGTCGCCGCGGCGACCCTACCGGGAGCCGTAGATGGTGATGTACAAGAAGCCGATGTTGCCGAGGGTGTAGCCGGTGAAGGCGATGCCCATCCCGACCTGGCCTTCGCGGAAGAAGCCGATCGCCGTCAATACGTAGCAGATGGTGCAGATGAGGAGCGGGGTGAATGTCATAGCCGGTAGCCTAACGTGGTCAGGATCGTGGTTAGCTCGCGGCTTCTTTGGTCGATGACTTCTTCGGCCATGTCGGGGAAGGCGGCGTGGAGGAATTCGTGGAGTTCGACTCTGAGGCGTTTGCGGCCGACTAGGCGGCGGTCGATCAGGATGCGGTGGCCGGAGCTGTTGTCGCCGGGCTCAGGGGTGAAGGCGTAGCCGTCGGCTTTGCCTTTCAAACGGACGTATTTCCAGGGCCATGACCGGCTGGCGATGCGGAAGCGGTGCTGCATGGCGGCGGGCGGACGGCTGGGCCAGCCGTCCCTACCGGGGGGTGAGGCGGTAGTGAGGGACTTTGCGGGCGACTTGCTCGAGCTGGATGGTGAAGTCTTGGCGTTCGGCTTGGCCGGTCTTGACCATTTTGCGGATGCGTTGGCTGATGGTGACGGGGGCTTTGCCTACTTCCGCGGCCAGATCGGCGACGGTGAACCAGCCGGGGGGGACGACGTCGAGATCGACCTTGGGCTGGGTGAGTTGCTGGCAAAAGTTGGTCAGCGAGGATTCGATCTGCTCGGCGGTGATCTTCGACTTTTTGCTCATAGATGGGTCACTTTGGGCGCCGGGGGGTTGTAGAAGATGTGATGCGGGCTTGGGAGGGCGCCTTGGGGTTTGCCGCGCCAGTCGAGGATCAAGAGGCTGGGACGCGGGATGCTGTCGGGGACGACTTTGTGGCCGTGGCGGGTCAAGAATTGCCAGCCGCCGGTGACGCCGATCATGCCGCTGCCGTCGCTGTAGACGCCGCCGCAATGGCGGTGTCCGCGGAGATAGACCTGAGCAACCGGGTGGCCGGCGCGGACGGAGTTGAGGCGGGCGTTGCCGAGGGTGATCGAAAGGGCGCTGGCTTCGAGGTAGGCGCGAGAGGTGGCGCCGATGTGGTGGGTGGCGTCGATGGCGCAGCCGTGGATGTTGATGAGCCACTTCTCGCGGGCGACTTCGTCGCGGGCGCCGATGAGCCTGGCGAGGTAGCTCTCGACATCGTGAGTATGACATTCGGTGCCTTTGGTGATGAAGGTGGCGGCGGCTTTGGAGGTGAGCGGCTTTAAGGCTTCGGCGGCCATGGCGCAGTGGTTTTCGATTAAGCTGGCAACGACTTCGGGGCTGCGGTGGTGGATGCCTTCGGTGGCGTCGCCGTTGACCAGGACGGCGTAGGGGTCGGGGCCGGCGATGGTGGCGACTTGGCTGAGGGCGTTTTGCCAACACTCCCACAACCAACGCTGATGGTGGTTCTTGCCGAAATTGATGGTGTTGCCAGCGAGGTTCTCGCTGTCGGGCGGCATGAGGCCGACGGTGCTGCCGCAGTGCAGATCGGAGCAGACGACGAGGATCGACGGCTTTTTGTCGGCTTTCTTCTTGGGCATGCGGTTAGTTTGGGGAAGGCGCAGTGGGTTGAATGTGACCGCTTACCTGCGCGATTTCCCGGTGCATGAAGTAAGGAGCGGGGCCGTCCGTGGAATAGATCCGGAGAGCAGTGGCGACGCCATGCTTTGACTTGTTTTTGACGCGTTGCCTTTGATCCATGCGGGGGGAGCAATGCGGGGGCGGCTGATGAATTGCGAGTCGTTGCGACAGCAAAGCACTGCAATCCACCGCAAAGCACCGCAATTAGAGCCCTTGCGGTGAGGCAATAGCGTCGGCGCGGCGGGCGGCGAGGTCTTCCTTGAGGGAAAGGATGGCGTCCATGCCGCCGGCAGTGTGGGCGAGAAGGCTCGGCTGCTGCGCGGTTTGCGGGGCGCGGACGATTGCCTGGGCATCACCGATATGCTCGTCGATCACGGACATAATGGCCGCCCAAAGAGGCGTGCTCTCCGGGACGGCCAAGGCGCCCCGTTTTTCTTTATCGGTCAACGTAGGGACGTCGATGCGGATTTTGCGGGTGAACCAGCTCATTTTGCTTTGAAGCCTGCGCGTTTGTTTTTCATCTGAGAGTAGACCTTCGGGGCGATCGTGCTCTTCGATTTCGGCCGGCTGGTGCCGGCGGCCTTGCGGCGGTTGATGTTGGCATACAGTCCTTGTTTCATGTGTTTTCTCCTTTCTACCATTTGACTTTGTCGGCCCAATACGCGGCGGACATCTTGCCTTTGGCGATGTTCTTGGCGTGGCGGGCTTTGAATGATTTGTTCCGGGCGGTCCCGGCCGGTGATCCCTTCACGCCTTGTTGGCCGAAGCGGATGATTTTCTCGACGCCACCGGAGCAGGCTTTGACCACGTGCGACTTGGTCGCGTGGCCGGGCGTGCGCTTGGGCGCGTTGCATTTCATGGATGATTTTCCGATCATAGATTTAGAAGAAGTGGCGAGTGACTTGTGACGAGTGACGAGATCCAGAGGTCATGGCGTGGGTTCGGGGAGGCCGAACGCTTGCAGGACGTCGATGCGTCGAAAGCGGCGGTATTTGATGCCTTTGAGCCGGACGGGTTTGAGCAGTCCGGTTTTGAGGTATTTGCGGTAGGTGTTGACGTCGTCTGGATCGAGCCCGAGCAGATCCATGACGTCGCGGCGTTTAAGGATTTGTTTCTTCATTGTTTGGTTTGGGGAAATTAGTAGGAGCCCAGGGGCTCGAAGCTAAGGTCTGTGTTGTCGTGGTAGCTGGCGCCGCTGAGGACTAAGTATCTCAGGACGTCGATGGCGTCTTTTGTTCCGGAGGTTTTGGGGCCCGTCCCCGTGTATTGGCTGAGGGCGAAGATGAGGTTTTTGCAGTTGCTGGTGACATACAGGGTCGGTTGGTTGAGGGCGCCGATGGGTTGGCTGTCGTCGTATGACAGCCAGTTGATAATCATGGTGACGCCTTCGGCGATGCCGTCGCCGGGGGCGGCGGTGAAGTGGAGGCCGATCTCGCTGCATTCTTCGATCAAGGTTGTCGCGCCTTCCCTGGCGACGGTGGCGGCGTTGCCATACCGGCTGTCCATGATGCGCTCGAAGATGACGAAGTCTTCGGCGTCGCGGGCGTGGCGGGTTTCGATGTTTTCGATCTCGAGTTTGTAGTGGCTTAACCCGAAGCCGAAGCTGCGCTGGGCGTCGCCGGCGATGCCGTCGGGGTTGTTGCCGCCGGGGACGGCCCAGGGTCCGGGGAGGCCGACGCCGGGGACTTCGCGGACTTGGCTGGGCCATTCGTCATAAACGAAGCAGCGGCCGGCGGCGTCGAAGCGGGCCCAGATCATGAACCAGTTGCGGCCGGAGCACGGGTCGACGACCTGGTAGTTGACGCCTTTTTTCGGCACGCGGTCGGGGGGGATGACGTGGATGTTCGTATTGAAGTTGACGAACATGTTGGCGGCCTTTTTCGTGGGGACGCCGTAGGCTCGCATGAGGATGCGGTCTTTGGGGGACTTGATGAGTTCGGTCTTCATCGCGTCGTAGTTGCCGAAGGGGTTGTCGGCAGTGTGGAAGTAGACGACGCGGGCGGTGGGCTTGGCGCATTGCTGGACGCGGGGGACGCGGATGGGGCGGCCTTTGATGTCGAGGACGAGCTCGGCTTCGGTATCTTCGAGGGTGATGGCGCCGGCGAGGTATTCGGCGACGGTGTCGGTGTAGCCGAGGACGGGCGTGAAGCCGACGGCGAGCTCGCCGTTGCGGGTGATGAGGCGGAAGCGGAGGGCTTCGATCCACTCGGGACTGACGAGTTCGTCGGCCCAGCAGTAGGTTAATTCGGCACCTTCTACGGCTTTGACGTCCATGGAGTAAAATTTGAACCAGCACTGGCTGCCGTTCGGGAGGACGAAGGAGTTTTCGGTGAATCCGCCTTTCTGCGAGTAGGTGATGTTCGTGACGACGCCTTTGCGGAGTTTGCCGGAGGCGGCGGGTTTCCATTCGGCGGGCAGGTATTCCCAGATGTAGGGTTGCTGGTTCTGGATGCTGGAGGCTTCGGTGGATTGCAGGCACCAGACTTTGGCGCCGGGGGTATTGACCAGGATCTGCACGGCGCGGCGGGCGAGGTAGCGGGATTTGCTGGCGCGGTTGCCGCCGAGGATGAGGAGCTCGGTGACGCCTTTGGGGAATTGCTCGCGGAGTTCGGCGAATTGGCGGTCGGCCGTGGACCAAACGGGCAGGACGGCGCCGTAGCGGTAAGGATCTTCGATCTCGAGACGGATGCGCTCTTCGAAAAGTTTGTGGAATTCGACGAGCTGATCCGGGGTCATGCGGCGGACGCCGTCGTCGAAGCGGACGAGGACGTTGCCGGCGGGGTCGCGGCCGAGGATGGACGGCGCCTTATGAATTTGGTGCTGGGTGAAAATCATAAGGCGCCTGACGTGTGACTTGTGACGAGTGACGTGTTCAGATGGCTGAGGTCACTTGGTTTTTGTTGCGCCCCACTGCTGCGGCGTCCATTTTCCGACAGTTCGCAGGAATGCCTTGGCTCGCTGTTTTGCTGATGCGTGAATGCAGCGAAACTGCAAGCTGGGCATTAGGCCCGTTTCCTTGCCAACGATAGCGACCAAGTGCGTGTCGTATACGGCTTGCCTGTCTTCTGGAATACGCATCTCGGCTTTGTGCATAGCGTTGAGATCGTTGCAATAGTTTGGAACTTCTGTCTGCCCATACATTAGCTTTCCACCCTCATTGACGATTTCGGTGTCCGTCCACCCACACGCTTGCGCGATGGCGATGTTGATTTCTGCGCTGGTCATTTCGCCTCCT